ATTTGTATTAAGTGTTAGATCACCTGTACCTGTAGTTGTAATTGTTACATTTTCACCACTAGTACCTATTGCTACTGTATCTGTACCAAGGTTTACATTTCCTGTTCCATGTGGTATAATATCAATATTAGCATTAGAAGTTGAAACAATATCACTACCATTTACATCTAAATCACCACCCAACTGAGGAGTTGTATCGTTTGCTAGATCGGTAAGACCTGTTTCATTGAATTCGTATATTACAAGTATGTCACCTGTAGAAGCACCTGATGCTAATACGACACTTGTACCTGTTGTTGCTGTGTAGTCTGTTGCGTCTAGAAGAACACCATTTAGATATACAGCTATATTTCCTACTGTATATAATAAACTTTCTGAGTTATCATCATTACCTGAGAATGATGTTTGAGCATTTGTTGCTGTGTATTTGAAATAGTCAAACGGGTTTGTACCTTCAAAAGAAATGATGTATAATATATCATTAGCTGAAGCTGCTGATCCTAATACAACACTAGAACCATTACTAGCTGTATAATCAGCCGCATCTAGTAATACACCATTTAGAAATACTTGAATTTGTCCTGCTGTATAAGATAAAGTTTTACTGTCAGCATCTGAACCTGTAAATGTGGTTTGACTACCTGATGCAGTATACTTATATGTACTATGAGCGAATGCTGATGAAGTTGGTGCTGATGAACCTGTTAATTCTACGATTGAAGAAGAACCCGAAACGGTTTTCTTCATGTACATCTTTCCGTCGTAAGTATTAAGAGCTATTTCTCCTAATTCTATATCCGAAGTACCTGGTACAGCTCCCTGCGTAGCAGAACGCTTTAATTTAATGTTTGTTGCCATTGTTCCCGCCTATTTAGACTATGTTCAATCACTTAACTCTATATAGAGTCTTTATATAAATTAATTAGAGTTATATAACTCTTTCTGTATAAAACTATTTATAACAGTTAGTATGTACCACCGTCAATAGTTGTAGTCCATTTAGGAACGCCACTTGAGTTTGCTGTCAAGATTTGGAATGATGTAGTTTCTGGTGAACTTCCAGGTGCTGCTGTAACATCTAGAGCATTACCACCATCACCATAAACAATACCATTATCAGTAAATGATGAAACACCTGTACCACCATCTGCTACTGCTAGATCAGTTGATAATGTTAATGAACCGAACTTGGCAGCTGCTAGTGTATGTGATAAATCACCTGTTGAAGAACCTGTGAATGTACCTGTTCCAACTACTAACGCATCGATTGATTCGTCCCAACCGATAAAGACATTAGCATCATCTCCCCTTTCAAGAACTAGACCAACATCTCCTGATGCTGAACCTGATGCTCCGTTAGCTAATTCGATTAACTTATCTGTTATAGTTGTATTAGTTGATGAAACTGTTGTTGTAGAACCTGAAACTGTTAAATCACCAGCAACTGTAACATGACCCGCGAAGGCTGCTGTTGATGAAGCTACTGTAGCATGTGGTGTAAGTGAGAAATGTTCTACTGCTGATCCAGAGATATCACTATAGAAAGCTAGTTTGTTAGCTGTAGTGTTTGTTACTGTCCAATCATCTCCGTCATCATCTCCTTCGTCTGTTTGAAGAAGTAGAGACGCTGCTTCACCTTCTGTTGCTGAAATTGATAGTGTATCTGTATTTGCTACAACATTACCTGTTCCATTAGGTGCTAATATAACATTACCACCACTATCTGTAGATGATATAGTATTACCATCAACTTTAATATTATCTACTCTTAAATCTGTAACAACTGAGTTGGTACCGATTGTGACACCATCAATAGCACCTGAGTCTATATTAACATTTGTAGTTGCTTGTGAATTCATGTTCACAGCACCAGAGAATGTTGTAACTCCTGCTACTGTTAAAGCACCACCTATAGCTGTTGTTGAACTAGCTACTGTTGCATGAGGTGTTAATGTAATCTGTGCTACACTTGAACCAGATATATCATTATTAAATGTTAATGTGTTTCCTGTAGCGTTTACGATTGTCCAATCATCACCATTATCATCACCTTCATCTGTTCTGAACATTAAAGTTGAACTTTCACCTTCTGTCGCTGAGATGATTAGTGAATCTGAACCTACTACTACATTACCTGTTCCGTTTGGATTAAGATTGATATCACCATTTGAATCTGTAGATGATATAATGTTACCGTCTAGTCTTAAATTGTCAACATTAGCTATTGTTAAAGTACCAAGACTTGTAACATTAGGTTGAGCTGCTGTACTTAAAGTACCTACAAATGCTGTTGAAGTAATACTTGTAGCACCTGTAACTACACCTGCATCTACACTAATTGTTCCGTCTAATAAGATAGCTGAACCAGCAGCTGGTTCTAAATTAATAGCTCCACCTGAATCTAGTGTTATTGTAGAACCAATTGCTTCAAAAGTTCCGTCTGCAGTTATAGTAATATTAGCTGCAGCTGCAGCATCGTCTGTAGTTGTTATGTCTAACGCACCATTAGTACCTACTGTTAATGTAGCTGTATCACTAGTAGAACCTGTCATGGTAATTACTTTACCATTGATTGCTACATCATCAACTGTTAATGCTGTTAGAGTCCCTAAACTTGTAATATTAGGTTGAGCTGCTGTTTGAATAGTACCAGTAACATCACCTGTTAGTGGTCCAGCAAATGCATCAGAAGTAACTGTTCCATCAAAGTAAGCGTCTTTGAATTCTAAAGAACTTGTACCTAAGTCAATATCATTGTCTGTTACAGGTCTTAATGCTCCGTCTGCTATAACTACTTGAGCTGTACCTGCTGTGAAGAAAGTTAGAACATCTTCGTCTTGTCCTGCTGCACTTTCTGCTGTAATCTTTGTGTCTTGGTCAACATCAATAACTCCACCTAGTGAACCCCATGAAGAAGCTGCGTATCCTTCAAATTGAGAAGTTGTTGAGTTATATCTTAGTTGTCCTGTTACCGGTGAACTCGCTCTCTGTGCTGTTGTTCCAACCGGTACTTTGAATCCGTCTGTTTTGTTGATATCTACAATACCAGTACCATTTGGTGTTAGTGTCAAATCACCATTTGAGTTTGTTGTAGAAATATCGTTTCCATTGATTGTTACATTGTCAACATTTATAACATCAATTTTAGAATTTGAATCTGTTAGTATAGCACTGTTGGCTGTAAGAGTACCTTTAGTGTGATCTAATAAATCTGTATAGTATTTACCACCTATGATATGAACATCAGCTGCTGATGAACTATTTACGGCTTCTATGTATAACTTAGCACCAGCACCATCGTTAGATGCATCGTATGCATAAGCCATTTCTCCGACAACTAAATCACTTGTAGTAGGTGCTGTAGTCCCGGAATTTCTTTTTATCTGAATAATTGTTGACATTTATTTACCCTTTATGACCCATAAAAACCACCGTCAATACCTGCGGCAGCTTCAAATTTCTGAGTTGTAGCATCAAATACTATTGTGTCACCTTCACTAGGAGTTACCGTTGTTGTATCTACATTTTTTAAATCGTTCAACTCAAAATTCTCTGCAGCTACTTGTCCAATAGCTACCTGTTTAACTTTATTAGTTGTTACTGGATTGACTTTTACTACTATATCTGCCATGTTATGTTCTGCTTACACTCGGTGTTACTGTTGCATGTCCTTCCAATATTCTTGTTTTATCTCCAGAAGAATCTGTAATCAAAACATCATACACATATCTCCCACTATCCATAGCAGCTGTTACTGTATCAGCTAAAGTCAAAGTTATTTGACCTGTAGCTGCAGCTAATGATGTACCAAATGTAGCTGCTATTGAAGAAGACCCATGTGTCTTTCTTATCTGTCCAATAGCTGTATACCCTGTCAAACTAAGAACATCTCCATTAGAATCAGTCAAACTGATTGTTGTAGAGAAATCTGCTCCTTGATCAATGTATAAATTTGATACTGCTGCCATGTCTCTTACTACTATTTATATCTTAGACGATTTTAACTCGTCTAATTCTGTTTTTAATTCTTTTATTGCTTGTATAAGTAATGGTGTTAGTTTATCATACTTAACAGCCTTAGTACCTGTAGGTCTTGTCGCTACTACTTCTGGTAGTATTTGTTCTATCTCTTGAGCAATAATACCTGTGTCTCTTTTTCTCATGAAAGTGTCATCTAGACCACCGTTATCTTCAATAAACTTATCTGTCCAATCAAACATATAACCACCTATTTGATTTATCTTGTCTAAAGCATTATCAATAGGATTAATATTTTCTTTTAGTGTAATATCAGAAGAATAGAATGCTGTGATATCATTAGTCGCTCTAATAGTACCTGTTGTACCACTAGCCGCCACTCCAACACCTAAACTATTAACTTGTCCATTTGAGTTTGTTGAGAAACCACCTGTTGGTCCAGTCGGTCCTGTTGGTCCAGTAGCTCCATCTGACCCATTACTACCTGCAGGTCCAGTCGGTCCTGTTGCTCCAGTTGGTCCTGTTGGTCCCGTAGGTCCAGTTGGTCCTGTAGCTCCATCTGATCCATCACTACCATCACTTCCTGCTGGTCCCGTAGGTCCTGTGGGTCCTGTAGGTCCGTCTGGTCCTGTTGGACCGGCTGGTCCTGCGTTATTAGCTACCCATGAGAATGTACCATCTCCATCTGAAGCTAGAACTTGACCTGATGAACCATCACCTGATACAGCTAATTCAGCTGCTTGTATTATATTAGAAGTAATATGTCTTCTTATAATAGCATTGTCAGCTATTTTTGGTTCAGTCACTGCTAAAGATGCTAACATAGCTGTACCCACAGCTCCTGAACCTATTTCTAAGTCTATAGTACCATCTGAATCTTGATATGTGGCAGTGACGCCTGTTTCAGTATTTGAACTGAACATAGCACCAACTGTATCTTGAATTTCTTCTGATAAATCAATATTAGCTGTACCATCAAAAGCTACACCATGAATATTTCTTGATGAAGCTAATGCCGTAGCTGTAGAAGCATTACCTGTTAATGCACCACTGAATGTTGTTGTTGTTAGTGTATTAGATGAAGGATTAAATGTTAGACCGGTATCTGTTTCAGCAGCTTGAGCTCCTGTTGCTCCGTCTACAAAGACTAGATAATGAGTAGAGTTTTCTGAATTCTGAGCTGATACTGTAAAATCTGGAGCTGTACTTGATACTGTAGCAAATGATAAGTTACCATTTCCGTCTGTCTTTAAAAATTGGTCAGCTGATCCGTCAGCATCTGGTAATGTTAGTGTATAACTAGTACTGATTGTACCAGGTGCATCAATACTTACTGTATGTGAGTTATCATTATCCCAAAATCTAAGATCGTTGACTGCACCACCTGAAGCTCTTACATTAAAGTCACCATAAATATGTGTATCACCAGCTAACTCAATAGTTTCTGCTGTAGTTGGACTAGTTGTAATTGATGTATCAGCATTAAGAACAATACCACCAGTGTTTTTATTATGTAAAACACCACCTGATAAAACCCATTGTCCATCAACAGAATCACTTGATGAAGCTCCTACATTTTCATAAGAACCTGTAAAAGCTGATATACGAATTACATCACCATTGTTAGCACTTGATGTTAATGTAACAGAAGTACCATTTGTTGCTGAATAATCTGTACCACTTCTAAGTAATAAACCATTTTTGTATACTAAAACTTTACCTGCTGAGTAAGCTAATGAATTACCAGCGTTATCATTACCTGAGAAAACTGTATTAGAAGAAGCACCGTCTGAACCATCAAAATCGAAATCTTGGAAAAAGAAATATTGATCCATGATAAAATTAACAGCTGCAACAAGACTTGTTTTGTCACCTGTTGTTAAGTTACCTAAAGCACCAACATCTGTTGCTAGGTCATTATAGTTCTGTCTCCAGTTTTCAAAAGTTGAACTTGTATCTACTGTTCTTGCCATTTTAATCTCTCATTCATCTGTAGTAAAATGTTTTTCATTTCGTTTACTTCTTCTCTAAGTGTATTTATCTCACTTTCTTGAGTAACCATTCTTTGTTTAATTCTTTTTGCAGTCTGTAAAGCTGATGTGTCTTTATTGATGATAGCAAAACTTTCTTCATCTCTATATAAATGTTGACTACCTTCTACTTTAATATGACTCATTATGTACTCAACGCTATTGCTCTAAAGTTCTCAACTAAAGGAACATTAGATGTGTTGTCTGATTGTAAAACTAATTTAATAGAAAAACTGTTGAAATCTTCTAGTCCTTCTACTTCATAAACATATTCTTTGAAGTCTGATGCATCTGCTGGTACAGATGCTTTGATTGTAGCTTCAATCCAACCTAAATCATTAAAAGGTAGATTTGAGTCTGGTCCTTGTATCTTATAATATACAAGAATATCTGGTGTCAATCCTGAACCATCTGTAGCTCTATAACCATCGAATAATACATGAATAGCATTTGCTGGATTTTCTAAAACTACTTTCTTCGTACAGTAGACTGCTGAATTACTATCTCCTTTTGGATCAGTTGAAGGTACAAATGATGCTGATACACCTGTACTGTCAACAAAGTTACCATCTGTAGCTTGTGATACATCACCGATAGCATCAACATTATTAATTCTATTTTGTATACCAATAACACCTATTGAATCTACATCAAGTACAGGTGAAACATTATCTTGAGTTGATGATAGTGAAGCAGTTAATTGAAAACTTTTAGCTCCACCCATCTCTCTAGTTTCATTGACACCTGATGCTACGATCTTCGGTGTTGTTAATATATTATTATCATTTAAAGTAATAGAAGTTGATGTAGTATCTTTTGTAAATGACACTGCTGGACTTGTTAATACTATTGGTTGTGTAGCTGATGTACCTAAGAAACTTGTTGAAATTGAAGTATTAGGTAGTTCTATACTAGGTACTGTCGTATGAATAGTATCATAGTAAACATTAGCTGTAGCTGTTACAGCTGTACCACCACCTGTTGTACTTTCAGAAGCTGTTTGACAGTTTGGTGTTGTGTCTGTACCGTCAACTCTTGCTGGCCATACTGAATCAGGTATAGTTATTAAGTATGAATCCATGTCAGCTAATATTTTAGCTGTACCATTTGTTGTTTGAGCATCTGCAGTACCTGCTACATGAGTTTCATTGATATACTCGATAGGTATACCACCCAATGTTTCTTTTACAGCTGCTACTGTAAGTACAATCGTTTCAGAATCTTTAGTAAATGTAATTGTATCATCTACAGCGTATCCTTGTCCTGGATTTGTTATGACAACACTTGTTGATGCTGATGTACTAGTAGTTATTGTAGCTACAATACCTGTACCAGAACCTGATGTACTTGTTTGTGATAATGACTGAGCATCTGCTGTAACTGTACCTGAAGTACTAACTGTATCATCATCAAAAGAAAATACTGAACCTGTTCTATCACCTTTAACTTCTGCTATAGTAATATTAGATAATTTCTCATCATAATTACCATGTGAATAGTGATGAACTCTAAATGTTTTAGTACCTGCTATTGTTTCAATAGGATTGTTTTGTAATGTTTCAACTGGTAGAGTATCATTTTCAAATACAACATTAGCTGCTGTACCTGTTGTAAACTTACATCTATTGATAGTCATTTTTAAATCTTTTAATTGATCAGCTGTCCATGTTGAATTATTTTGTGATTTAAATAATGAACCCGCGTATGGTTGTTGATCTATAAAGTCATTTGATTTAATATCTTTCTGACCCATTTCTGAAATCCAACAAGTATAAACATTTGAGTTTGTCATAACTACTGCACAGTATTCTCTACCTGATTCTAAATAAACAGGTGAAGGAAATGTAAATTTAGTAGCTGATGATGCATCCGCTGATGTGTTTACAGAAGCTGGTGTCAATGATTTTTCACCAAATGGTACAATCTTTTGAGTTGGAAAACCATTTTCCATGTGTCTGATTTGAACTGTTACAGGTAATGCTGTATCTTTAGCACCGAAGTAAAGTTCTACAGAAGAAACAAATATACCACCTTTCTTATCAACTAAGAATGATTGTGCTAGAGGATCAACCCATCTAACTTGTTGTCTTTCGTCTGATACTTCATCAACAACTACTCTACCATTTCTTGTAGAAGTGATTTCTTCTTGTACTACTTTAATTTCACCACTAGCTGAATATTGTGCTTGACCTTCAGAAGTAGAAGCAGCACCAGATGAACTAGTTGTAAGTTTTAATGTTTTAGTACCTGTTGTAAAACTTAGTGTATCTGTATTGGGTATGGAGAATGTAGCTGATATATTACCTACATTATCTGATCTAAGAGTTGTTCCTTTTGCTGTAGCACCACCCATACCATATGTTGCTGAAGCTGGTGTTACATGAGAATTAACATCTATACCGTCAAAGAAAACATAATAAGGTGTATTGGGTTTGAAGTTTGAACCTGTGATTGTAATATCTCTAGCTCTCATTGTTTGAGCTATGTTAGTTGATACTACTCTATCTGCTCTAGACTCTGAAAATTCTTCTACTACAGAAGTTGTTACACCTGTACGAATCTGTCTTCTTATATCTTGAGTATTGACATTAACATCAAATTCAATATTAAATGGTCCGTTCATTATCTTTGCTCCCTCAATCTTACCATGCTCCTTGTAGAACCAGGTAATATTCTTCTACCAGTAGCGGCTCTAACAGCTCTTCGTGGTGTTGGTGATGTGACTGTTCTATTTGTTGGTTCTTCTACTGTAGTTACAGGTTCACCTGTCCAATCAGATTGCCAATTATTCCAAACAGTACCTAATGAATTTTGTACTCCAGCTAGAACAGTATCATAGTCTCCTTCGACTGTTCTTCTGACTGCTGGTAATCTTTCTGTATCAAACCATAAATCTCTTGAAGGACTTAGTTCAACTGTACCGTTAAACAATACAACATCATAAGGATTAACAAATTCTGTTGTTGATGCTTTATTTATAGTAACATAAGGTGTTTCTGTAAATGGTAAAGTAATCATGTCACCTGTTTTCGTATATCCAGATGATGCTCCTGTATTAAGAGATATTTCTACAAACTTAGAATTATGTTGAGGTCTTAATGTACCAGTTGTTCTATCAACACCGATTTTATAATCAGGGTGATTGACATCTCCTACTTTGTGTCCTCTAAAATTATCTGTTACAAAACCTGATTTAAATCTATCTAGACCATCAGCGTCTTGTATTTGTGTTAAACTTGTTTCTTGTTCTAGTGAATTTAAAGCTGTTACTCTCTCTAAGTTCTTAACACGACCTTGTATTCTACCAATGTCTTTCATTGTAAATCGTTTATGATCTTGAGATTGTACACTTACTTTATCAATTTGACCTGTGTAAGCAGGTATGTATAAAGTATGTAATAATATTGAATTACTTGGTGTAGCTGGAGCAGCTGGTTCATCAGCTGGTTGACCTTCTGAGATAATAAATTCACCATCTGAACTTAGAGATATTTTATCTATTCTAGGTAGATAGTGATTCATAGCTGTTGTCAATAATGATTGACCACTCTTAGGTAAATTAAATGTTACAGCTCTAGCACTTGTAAATTCTTCTGATGCAAATGCGAATGGTTGAGCTGTTATAGATGATACATCCGTAGCTGATGTTGGATCTAGTGCTGAGGATACATCATGAAGTGAATGTACATAAGACCTAAAGTCTACAGCATCTGATAGTTCAATTTCACCATCAGGTTCTAGACCATTTGGATCAATAACATTTGGTATATAAGTTGGTATATTCTCAAACTCTAAATCACCATATGAATTAACTGTAAAGAAACTACCTGATCCTGCTGTGAAGTAATCAAATATTACTAATAGTTTGTTTGTAGGTGTTGGAGCCCCAGGTTTTCTTCTAATAGAACCTAAACCATAGAATCCATCTCTTTGACCTGTATCAAAAGTGAAATTGTTTGTAATATCTTTTGAATCTACTGTTACAGCACTACATGCTCTGCTATTTGTAGATGTATTTGTTGAAGTTTCATTTGTAACTGTATCACTTGTTGTAAATAAAGCATCTGATACATAATAAAAATAAACGGTTGTACCTGTTACTTGAATAATCTTACCTACAGCACCTGATGAAGAACCTGTTATTCTATCACCAGGATTACCAGCAAAACCTGAAGCTAATGTTAACTTAGGTGGTAATGCATCTGTTGTATCATTTGATTCATATATAGCTCTAACAGCGTAGACATCTGGTACACCTAATGTTATAATAGAATCATTTATATTTGTACCAAATACTTCTGCTGAAACTGATCCACCAGCATTAGCTGATGCTGTTGAAGTAACTTTAACACCTCTTGATCTTCTTAATGTTTTTGCTGCTGTGTCGTTCGCTACATCTTTAGTAGCTGCATATATGACTTTTAATTGATCTGTAGCTGATGATCCAAGAGCACTGTTACTGTTACCTGCTATTGTTATAGCACCACCAGAAGTTGTTGCAACTTGTAAGAAGTTAGCTGGTGTGTTCTGATCTCCATCGATATCTAAAACAGAACCCTCATTATTATCTTCTGGATTTGATTCTGTACCTTCTGCTTCCATGATAGCTATGATATAATCATTACTATCTTCTGCTACTAGTGATTCATCAGCAACACCTGATATTGAACCACTACCACTTGATAATTGAACTGTAGCTTGTTTTCTAATTGTAACTGTATTAGGTGTAATAGAAGAAACAAAATTCTTCGGTGTTGGCATTACGGATACTGTTTTTTCTTGTTCTAGTAATCTAGCTCTTTGTCTGATATACTTACCATCACCCGCATTACCATTAGCTGTCAATTCTAAAGATGTATCACTAGTAATTGATGATACAATATGTGATGTTCCATCAGGAGCTATAAGTATATCTCCTTCTTTTAATTCTTGAGTAAATTTAGTATTGACACCTGTTTGTGTATTAGCACTACCATTACCAATAACTGTTCCTGTCAATACAAATTGATTGTCTGTTGTAATTGTATCTGCAGCAAATACAGCTGATCCACTTGTTCTTGATGATTGATAAACTTGTCTGACTCTATCTGTAGAGTATGTTCTTACAGCTGATATTGCTTTACCACCTGATGTAGCATGTTCAAGTCTTAATGTGTCTGATGTTGAGAAAGAACCTTCTACATCTATTAACATAATTGTAGTAGCACCAGCTGCTGATGTTACAGCTACTGTACCTTTAGCTCCTGATACAGTACCTTTAACTCTTTGACCTGCTGTTAAGGCATAGTTAGTAGAAGCTGTTGTAAGTTTAGTGTACATTCTAATATCAAATAGATGTATTCTAAATGAAGAAGCTGATGTATGTTTACCACTACTTGTTGTTGGTGATGTACAATTAAAGAATCTAACTCTAGCTGTTCCTATTTCAGTTCCATCACCACCTTCTACATTAGCTTTTGCTGTGTCTCTTAATCCTACGATACCAAATGGTGTTATAGCACTGTCTCCAATACCAAATTCTGGTTGACCAAAGACATTATCTAAATTATAATAGTTGCCTATTTCAAATGGTACAGCTAATGCTCCTGAATCTTTAGTTGTTCTAGCTTTATTTAATGTGAGTAATGATTGTGATTGTTTGTCTACTTCAAACCCTTTGACATATCCTTTACCTGGTGATACTACACCAACGATTTTAGTTTTGTCACCTGGAATAGAAGTATTATCAGAAAGATAAACACCATTATTTAATGTATCATTATAATGTTCTCTTAATTCAATCTGAAAAGGTTTAACAATATAGTCACCACTTTCATCATAAGTTCTTCTAGCTAAAGTTCTTTCTAATGTATTGTAAGCTGTGATAGCTGTTTGTTTAGTTATAATACCTTCTTCAACTCTTGACAACTCAATGAAGTTATCAATATCTTGAGTACCAGTAATTGTTTTGTTAACTAAAGTTAATTCTATTTTTAAACGATTAGCACCTGGTGCATTTTCATTTGTAGTACCAGAAGCGTTATCTAATAAACTAGTATCGTCTGTAGAAGATTGTAAACTTTCAACGATTTGTAAACCAATTCTATAAGTAGGTGTATTGGTGTACTTGTCTAGTATGATTGTTTGTTCATCACACCTTACAAAGAAACCTCTTGTATAAAATATACCACCTCTTACTGTTGCGGCAGAACCTACTGCAGTAGAAGAATCATGTCCTGCTACTTGACTAGGTAGAATTGTTTTGAATTCGTTATTATTTGACGCATCAGAATATGAACCATCTGATGCTAAAGTAACTTCTTGAAGTTCTTCGTTATCTAAAAATTCAGTATATGTAGTAGTAGAAGAATCAGCATTTGATTTAACATAAGTAACAAATAAAGTAAGTGGATCTCCACCTGTTGTGGCAGCAACTGAATTAATTACTTTAGCAACGACACCAGAAGTTTGACCTTGATAATACTTTCCGTGAGAAGCAGTTCTATATGTTTCTGCTGTAGATGTACCTGATCCATTAGGATTAGATGCGTTCACTTTAACAGCGTAATACAATGTATTTACTGTTACAGTACCACCCATAACAAGAGCTCCCTCATCAAATACATGATTACCAAATCTTTCAACTTGGTTCTGTAATATACTCTGTAGTTGAGTTAGTTCTCTTGCTTGTATCGCATTAGATGGTCGAAAGAGAATTCTATGAAAATTCTTACTTTCGGTGTAGTCATCATAATAAGGCGATACATTTAAATCTGTATTCTGTGCCATTTATGTTACCTTACATTTCTACTATAAGTTTAATATCTTCAATCTGATCTGATGCTCTAGAGACAGCTTGCCTATTTTCTAGATAGATGATGTCACCAGAATATCTTTCGACTTCTTCTGCAGTTATAGCTGCATTCAAAGTACCATGGTTTGTACTTGTTGATGAATAAATAGTATTACCGTTTGCAAAATCAACAAAGTTACCGGACTCATTTGGATATGGTAAGTATGAGATAACTCTATTTGTTGAATCTACTGATACAACAATACCAACAGCTGTTCCAACAACTTCTGTAGATGCGTTACGAATAATCGTATCGACTGCAGGAGCTGAGAAACCAGAAGATGCAAAAGTCATTTTCTTGTAAGCTGTTCTTGTAGTAGCTGAACAAAGTGTGTTACCACCATTATCAGTTGGATTCACAACAACACCGATTTGTCTGAAATCGTTATCTGTTGGGAAGTCACCACTACCTTCTGAATATTCAAGTCTTGAATTTAGAATTACATAGTTACCACCTAATTCTTCGATAGGATCTGAACCATGTCCATTCTTAGGTCCGATTATAAATTCTATGTCAGCTGAACTATTTGTACCATCAGCTGCTTGGTTAGCGTCGTCAAACCCAGGTATATCTTCATTAGCTATGAAAGCTGTTGTATATCCTGATCCCGCTGTAGTAATAGATACAGATGAAACACCACCTGAACCGTTTGTTACTACTGTTGCTACACCACCAGTACCATCTCCACGAATAGTTATATTAGTTGTAGTTGTTGAAGCTGTGTATCCTGAACCAGCTGATTTAACTCTAACTCTATCAAGAGCACCATCTACAGCTCCGTTTTCAACATCCCATTGTGCTGAACCATCGTCTGTAGCTGCATCTCCAAGTCTTCCGTCTTGAGAACCTGTATCGACTCCACCAGCTACTGCTAGTTGAGCACCTAATGTTTTAACAGGAATAAAATCGTTAGTTACGAATTTAATTACATCTGATGCAGATATTGAGTACATGAATTTCCATTGATATCCATCTGACTCTGTTGGTGTTGCAAGTGTTGTATGATCAGGTTTTACAGTTGAAGCTGTATTACCATCGTTATTTAAACACTTATATACATTATAGTCATCTGTTACAACATAGAAAGTAGAATCCCACAAAGTTGTGGCTCCACTATTCGCTGTGTTACCAGATGCATAGTTATGACGATATTCGTCATAGGTTGTACCGCTTGTCCAATCTCGTCTAACAATCGCATGTGATATATCACTTGTGGAAATTTTCTTCAATGCCACCATGTTTCGATAAGCATCAAACTCATCATTTGGACTGTCTACGGGAGTTGGCGGTGTTGAATCGTCTGTCCACGCATGTCCTCTGCCGATAAAAGAATAAGCTACAGAAGAACTCTGAGTTATATCCTCGACAAACTGTTTCGCGTTATTCAAACGAAATTTTTCAGTTATTATTGCTGCCATTGTTATACCCTTTAAAGTTTATTTTTAATTGTTACTAGTTATTTATATCACTTATCCCGTTTGAATTACCGCAGAATGAGTTAATGATTGTCTTCTTCCTAATTCTTGTTCGATATTTGATACAAACCTATTATTATATAATGTACTTATATCACTAATACGGATACCTTCAGAAGGTGATTCTAATAAACAATGTTCTCCTGTTTCTAAAAGAATATCGTCTGTATTACCTTCTTGTTGTATCTTCTGCATTATACTGTAATTTTCAGTAAACATCATATCACCTAAATCACCAATGGTTGGTCCTGATTGATTTGACTCTTTTTGACCTATCATTAGTGCATCATCTAAAAGTAATGGTAGACTATCTGTTTCATCTACTAGTCTATCATTATTTTCAGCTATTATATTGAATGAACCTATTTGTGTAGATTCTTCACTTACGAAATATTTTGTTTCATCATTGATAGTTGCATCTTCCCAAAGAAGTTCTTGACCATCTTCTAATAAAATTATTCCGCCTTGAGAGAAATTTTCACCCAAGATATTACCATTATCAGGTTCAAATATCAGAGGTTCTTGATTCTCTGTTACTATTCTTTCTGATAAGAAATTAGTTGTTTCAAATAGTTTTTGTCCTGCAGGTCTATGACCAAAACTTACACCAGCTAGTGATGTAGTATTAAAAGACGAATCTATTCTTAGAGCTGATCCATTACTATTGTTTGCTGTAGTATTGGAACCTTCTGTTCTTGTATTTTGTGTATTTAATGCTCGTGTCTGTCTAGGTACTGCTGAATATGTTCTACCTCTTTGTGTAACTGATTGTGTAAATATTGGAGATGAAACTATATTTACTTTTCTTTGTCTCATCTCTGAATCGTATGTTTCGTTAGGATCGTTTGCTGTAAGTTTTCTACCTCTACCTTGGAATCCAGGTAAGTAATCAGCGTGAGCGTAAGCGTCTCCACCACCTTCAACACCATTACTAATCTTCTGATTAGCTGATGTTATTGTTGTGTCTGGTGTAATTGTACTTGGTTCTTGTTTAGTAATAATATCTTCTGGTACATGACTTATTTCTATAGATGTAGCAGTAAAGTAATTTGTAGAAGCTGCAGTGTTTTGAATTATTTCTGTACCACTAAATTGTGAACCTGGTTGACCCCAATCTTTAATATCTCTATGAACTATGATAAATTTATTTGTAGTATCATGTTTCATTACAATACCTAAAGCATTAGAAGAAGCACCTCTCACTCTAGTCCCTACTGCTAATGAATTATTTAATGTACTATAAGATATCTTATGTTGATTTTTATGAGGACTGATATCTAATTCTTTTGTAACTTTGTGTCCTTTAGCTGTAGCTTCAGCTGTTAGTTGTCTTTCAAAGAAGTCTCTATCTGTTTCTTCAACTGTATCTGTACCAATAACATATGGTCTACCAGATGATTGATCTTGTACTGTTGTTGGTGATAAAGCTAAGAATCTTTCAGTTGTAACGAATCCTTCACCTGTTTCTAATTCTAATCTACCTTCAAAAGAACTGAATACATTATCTTCACCTGATTGAGTACCATCTTCTAATTGTATATCTGCTGTATCAATTTTAGAACCAATAATTAATGTAGGTATAAATGATCTTGTAGTATTTGTACCATCAAAGTCTACATTGTAAATATTCGCAGACCCGTCTACTTGATTTCTAATTGATACTTCACCAAAGAATATTGTACCAGCTGGTGACAATAAAGACTTGACTAAACTTCGATATTCATTTATACTTTTACCGACTTTAATCTTATATGAAAAGTCTTGATATTGTGAATTATCATGTATTCTCATTGAATCTACAGAAGGGAAACCTTTATCATCTAAATAGTTTCCATCTAGTTTTGATTCACCTGATACTGTACCTCTAGCAGTACAAGGATTTGTTTTTGCTATATAAAAATTCTTACCATCACTTGTAGTTACATAATCACCATCATTAAATATACCTTTAACATTTTCTATAGATAACAGATTTAAATCACCATTCATTGTTTTAACTGTACCTGTTGCGCCTGTAAGTGCTGCTGTAACTGTCGTATTAACTATTGGATTTGCTGATACATCTTTAAGAATACAATTTTGTGTATAATTACCAATACCACCTATATCAAAGTCATGACCTGGATCTTGTATCTTTAATTTTTTGATTGAACCTATATCATCACTAAACGCCCAAAGTTTAGCACCCGATCCAGCTGTCACATTATGTTGCGTGATAGTAAACGATGCTGATGAAGTCCCACCTGTTATTGTACCTGTTGGTACACCAGCTGGGTCTGTAGTTCTTTTATAAACTAATAATCTTTTCTTTTCTGTATCGTGATTTGCTACGATTAATGTTTTACTGTTTGTTGATGTTATTACTTCACCAACTGAGAATTCTGTACCTGTTGTTAATGTATCATAGTAAATATAACCACCCATGAATACTTTAGGTAATGTTTTATATTCCGATCCTTCATGTGATATTTCAATCTTTTTAATACCGCCATCATCTTCTTTTGCTATGATGTCGAATCTTTCTACTAATTCACCATACTTTAATCTTGATCCTCGTAAACTATCTTCTAATAGTATACCTCTGTTATCAAGTATAATTTCTATATCAGCATTATTAGCTGGTGCTGATACGAATGTTATTTTAGTACCTGATTGATCTGTAGTGAATCCTGTTGTTCTAGCTATCTCTGATCCGTTGACAAATACTTGTACCTTTCTAGGATCAAAACCTAAAGTTACACCATTGTTATCTAAACCTGAGAATTCTGTTTCAGAACCATCTCCGGTGAATGGGTGAATACCTGGTTCAGTAGCTGTTTCTAGTTCTATGTTTCCGTCTGTTACTTCTATGTAAGCTTCTGCTCCTGAACCTTCTGTTCCTGTGTTAATAAATACTACTTGATCATCAACACTATAACCTGAACCGGCATCGTCTATTACGATTTCAGTTACACCACCTCTACCAATAGAACCGATTACATTAATTGATGCTGTTGCTGTACCACCTTTTGGTGAATTATAATTAAATGTTTCTGACTCTGAATATAATGATCCGTCTGATACTTCTTCATTATACAGACCACCACCCATTGTAATAGAGTCTGGACCACCTGTGTAGTGAGGATATAAATCTGTATTCTCATCTATAACAACACCACCTTCTTCTGTTAGAAGAACACCAACACCAGTACCTGTTTCTAAACCAATAGGTCTAGCTTGATATTTCTCACCACCTAGTGCATGTTCAAATATTAACTCATCACCATCTTCCATTAAAATCTTATCACCAGTATCATCTTCATTGATAATGTGAATTGGAGTTGCTGATTCTAATCTGATAACATCTTCTACTTCATCTGAGGTACCATCTTCTGTACCGATATACAAACTACTATCTGTTGTAGAAATACCTGACATGACACCACGAACTGTCGCTTCAGCATCTATTCGTAATCCGTCTCTATCAGATAATATAACTGAATCACCTGGTGAGAATGTACCAACATGAGGTAGAATTAATTCTAATTCATAAGCATTTGTAGCATCGTTTGTTCCTGATATACCTGATGCATCATTGATATAAGCTGATGATACAACTGTACTACCAACTAATTTTTTTACTTGACCTCTTTTATAAGGTGTTAAATCTTTTGTACTGAACAGTCTCATGACTGTTGGTTCTGAGAATTCTGATTCAGAAGGTTTGATTACATTGTCACCAGGAAAAACAACTTCGGCTTCTAAACCATATAATATTCTAAATAAAAATTCGTAGGATTCTTTTGTTCCTTTTGATAGATATAAATCTTGTACATGCTTTTGTAATAATCTTTTATTTGCCAATACATCTCTATCAATGAATGGCATGAAGTCTCGTCTGAAATATTCTAAGAAATCACCTGAGGTTTTATCTACATCTGCGTAGGATAATAAATTATTAGAAGCTTGTAAAGGACTTGCAACGAATGAAGCTACTTTAGCTGTCATACCAGAAGTCTTACCTGTTATAGTTTCATCTATATCAAATTGTGTCTCTGAAAATTGTTCAATATAAAGGTTTGAACTATTACCTATAACATCAATTCTAGCTAATGCACCTGTTGTATTACCTACAACATATTCACCTTGTTCAAAAGATGTTTTCTGTACACCACCTGAATCGATATCTATTTCATAATTAAATTTAGCAGAGGATATAGAAGACGGAGCGTAAGTACCTGATTCTTGTAAGAGATTACCTCTCTCACCTGCTGCATTCAGTTCTTCTCCCGCTACTGTACCGTCTTCTAATCCGATGTAATCAATATCAGCCGCATCTTTATAGACAAGTTGACCCTTTTCTAAAAATTCAAAATATGACTTTAGAAAAGATACAAACCGAGGTCCATCTTTCTGATAATACTCAGGAAGAAGTTCCTCGACTTGATCAGCTATTCTGTCATGAAAAATAGGCATAGTATATTAATTATGCAATTGCAACACCTACTTCTGCTAAACAAACCCATGTAGATCCGTTGTAGTAAAGTATAGCTGCGTCACCTACTGCATCAAAGGTGATTGTTGTACCATTAGCGAAAGCTGCTGGTGTAACAACTGTTGTTTGACCAGATGAAGACTCTACTTTAGTGTAAAGAATTTTAATCTGACCAGCTGTTCCTGCTGCCAAAGTAACTGCGTTGTTACCTGAGTTATCAGTATTTGTAGTAAACGCTGTAACTGCAGATGTAACATTAGCTGCTCCAGCTCCTGTTAAAGATTGTTCTGCTTGAGCAAAAGCTAAGAAAGTTGGTAGGTAATTAAGAACATTAGCTACTGTTACTTTCTTGTTAACTGGAGTTCCAGAAGGATCATCAATCACATGCAATAAATCTTCGCCTGCAATACTTGTGCTTAAATCCGTAAGCGCGGTTATTTTTTTATCTGCCATTTTTAGTTCCTCTCTAAGTTAGCATTAATTAAACCTTGTTACCAAGGAATTCTACTCCATGCATATACATGGACCATTATTTAGGAGTAACTAGATGAGGTTGTATAACCTACTCCAGCACTCGTTTCACCACTAGCGACTGTATCAGCAGTACCCGTTACTGTGATTTGGTCAGCTGTGATATCCAACAATTGGTTCCTAGTTGAAATTATATCATTTGAACTAGGAGTAATTGTGAAATCTATAGATGTATCTGTATTAGATGTTGAACTATAAGTCAATGTATTAATACTGACTACACCTGTTGAATATGTTATAGTACCTGCTGTATTATCAGCGTATACTCTTGTTGAACCGTCTAAGTAATATCTTCTGACATTACCATTACCATCGTCATCATAGAAATAATTATTAGCATCTCCAGAGATGAAGAAACCTGTTGATTCTAATACACCACCACCATCAGCGTTGTGTCCTGAATGAGGGTTATAGATAGCATTACCAAAGTCTAATTTAATAGATGACTTTGTACCATCTACGACAGCAGTGTAGTTTTTTCTTAATTTAATATTTGTAATATTTGAAAGAATAGATGTTTCTGTATTATCTATTTGTCCTGTTAATTGTGAATGTCTAAACAATGTATCGAATCCTGATAGTTGATTATTATCATAAGAAATAATAGATGCTCTTACTAAAGTTTCTAAAGCTGATTTAGTTTGAGAAGTTTTAGTAGGATCGTATTTGAAATTAGTTGTTATTAATATTTGTAATATTTCAGCATCAACAATTTCAGGTCTTACAGTTAATACACTTAATTTAGAAAGACTATTTTTTAAATCTGTTTTTTCAGCTGTTGTTAAGTTGTTTGAATATTGAGAAGGTTTAAGTGCTACAAATACTTTACCATATTGTACAGGATCATTATCTTCACCACCCCATACAGCTATTGAATCAGCTCCAGGATAAAGTTCTTGTAGTTTAGCTTTGTAGTCTTGTACTGTCACTAATCTATTTTGTGATGTATAAAACTTCGAAGCTGAGAATTTTATTTGATCTGTTGTTTCTATATCTTTACCACCTGAAGCACTTAGAGTATTTGTAAATACAACATCTGAATTACCACTTATAGATGTAGCCATAGAAAAAGTACTAGCACCATTAGCATGTGTATCGTCTGTTACTAGATATGAAATTGAAATCTGATCACCATCTTTTGGTTGTGCACCTATGACACCATCTCCAAAATATACTTCGAATAAACCTTCATCATTTTCTTGTACATAAAAAACATTTGATGAAGATGTGATACCCGTCAAGTCTCCAGCTTTTGTCCAAGCAGTGACTGTATTATTTGAAGTAATATTAATTTTAATAGTACTTGTATCAATGTTAGAATTTAATAATGCAAATCTTTGATTTGAAATTTGATTATCGAATCTATAAATGTCTGTAGTCAATTTACCTTGAAACACTTCTAAATCTTTAAAGGTAAATGTACCACCATCAGGACTTATTGTTTTATTATCCAATGCAATAAATGTAAATGATGTGCCGTCAAAGACTGTTGTAAATTCGTGTCCTCTATTAATTGTTAAACTAGAAGGGACAACACCACCGACCCTCGGACTAGTTACTGTTAAATCAAATTTAGCTTTTGCTGCTGTTCTAGACGAAGGTGTGTAACCTAATTCTTTAGCTCTTGATACTACATTTTTTCTGATCTGAGCAGTATCTAAAAACATTTCTGATGCAACCATGTTAGCATTGAAAGCTGATGTATGAGCTGAGTATGCTAATAGATCAATTAATACTGATAGATTTGATCCTTCAAAGTTATAATCTTTAAGTGTAGATTGTCCTTTAAGATATTCTTTAAGACTACTTTCTACATCTTCAAAGTCTAAATCTGTTATGTTAATGTTTGAACTGTTTATCGTTGCCATTATCTTACTCTCTGTAAAGTTATATTTATTTCGTGTGGTGCTGGGTCATTTTGAACAGTAAAATACATTGATACATCTAAACTATTACCTTCTAAAAATGTAACTACATCTGTTACTTGAGCTCTAGGTTCAAATTTGTTTATGACTGCTTTAATATCATCTTCTAGAACATCTGAAAAAGTTGTAGATAGTTCAAATAACATACCTCTTAAATCAACACCCAAACTAGGTTTGAAAGGTCTCTCAAAAAGGTTAGTAGACAATAAATTTCTTACTGATCTTTTTACAGCATTGATATCTTGTTTCAATGATAAATCACCACTTTGAGGGTGTAATGTAAAGTTAGTATCAAGATCGGTAAACCACCTTCTTGCTACTCTAGAACTTTTATTTTTACTATTAAACTGTGCCATACTATTATTTATGTCGATTAATCAGGTTCTTTAGTTTTACCAGCTGATGAACCAGAACTTATTGTATGTGTATGTGTATCAAGAACTACCTCTTTACCTGTTATACTTTCAGTAGCTGTAATTGTAGAATCATTAGTTTGTTCACCCGTGACATGAAGTTTACCTGTGATTGTTGTATCTGAAATAATCTCTGTTGTATTATTACCTGTAATTGTTATCTTATCTTCTGAAGTTATATTGCTTGTACCAGTAACATTCACATAAGCGTTACCTGTTATATTGACAACAACATCTCCAGTAATTGTTACATAATCATTACCAGCTGTAACTGAATACTTATCTTTTACAATTTTCTCTACATAATTACCTTCTTTATCTATTTCAACTCTTGTACCTGTTCTATGATAAAGATGTATTCTTTCATAATCAGGTGTGTCATCTAATTCTATTATATGACCTGACTCTGTTTCATGAACATGATTGAAAGGATACTTAGGTTTTAAATATGTAGTAGTATCTCTTAGTGCAGTATTATTTTTACCTTCTGTTTTACCGACTTCTAAATTTTCTAGTCCAGGTCCTTCTTGAGTTTCTAAAGTTAAAATAGGATAAATGTCTTTTATAGGATTACTATTTTCAGAAGCGTAGTCTGTAGCTCTAGCTAAATAGTTTACACTTGATGATGCTTGATAATCTTTTTTAGGATAAGATGAACCTTCAGTTTCACCAAATCTTCTAGGTGATGATTCGAGGTCTAATGATAGACCATAATTTCTATTAATATGTTTTGGGTTAGGTCCGTCAGGTGTACCTTCGTATTCAGAAACATTTTTTAATCGAGGATCATTAAATCCTTCTTTTGTAGTTCTTTTGACTTCTGTAAATGTTCGTGTACCTTTATCATCTATCTGTTCATCTATTCTATAGATGTCAGTCATGATACCTGAAAAAGATCCTATCACGACAGCATCTTGCATTTCTTCACCGTCTCTATAGAATCCCATGACTGTAGAACCTTCAACTAACCCATGATGAGATGTACCAAGACCTGATACAGAAGGTGCTGTTACAGGCATCATTACTTGACACCATGGTAAGTCTGGTGTAGCTATCATTTGTTTTTCCCAAGTATGAGACCCGTGTATTCTAACACGAACTCTATTTTGGAATAATGGATCGTTTCTATCTTCTACGACACCCGTAAACCAAATGAATCCTGTTTTACCTTGATATTTTAACATTATATTGTTTTTCCATATTCTAAAGCTGTAGTTTCAATATTATTAATTACTGAATCTTTAATACATCTTACATTCAAATCACATGATGAAGGACCCAAAATCCATTGACAATGTGTAATTAAATGTTTACCATTATAAAACTTAGGATCAACTTCATCTTGTCCTGGATTAGGTGCTGGTATATCTAAATTAATCAACTGACCAACTGAAATATCTGTTCTAGCTGACAATACTAAATCTACTGAATGATAATTTAATAATTCATTGGCCGCTGCTCTAAATTGATGTGAACCTAAATGTATTTGATGATTAGCATGATGAATATTATTTTTTTCATCATTTACAAAAGACTGATCACTAACTAATATTTGATGTGCATCATGATAAGAACTAATTGAATTACCTTCTTTCGAACCTGTTATAGCAACTTCTCCTTCGTCTGAAGCTTCACCGATATGTAAAACTTCTGGTTCTACTCTAACAAAAGGGTGTTCTTCAATAGCTTGTGATTGACCACCATAAAACTTTTCTAAAAAACTGTAAGATTTTTCTGTAAAAAATTGATATGTATTATCTATGGTTGTTTGTTTAGAACCAAACAATCCTTTAACAGTAGCTTCTAATACATTAGCATGATTAGTTATTTCATACGATAATATTCTTCTACTAGCACCAATAGTATCTTCTGTAGAATCAACAGGTACATCTTTCGTACTATCTGATGCTACAGCTTGTGAATATGTAAATGGTCTACCACCAGCATAATCAATTAACATCATACTAGCTAATGATTGTATTCTGTAACTACCATTAGCTGTTTGATACCAATAAAAAGAATCTTGTAGTCCTGATGATTCATCAATACCTTGTGATTGTGAACATAACCAATTTATTGTGTAGTTTACTGTCCAGTTAGGTATGACTACATGATAATTATCACCTTGTGATTTTTCTCTTACTTCGAAATGAGGTATTAATTTTTCTTTTACAGTTTCATTCTTAATACCTAAATGATCTTCTGCTAACAAAGCAGCCATGTTAGTCATTGAACCTCTTAGTGCTTGACTAACTCTTTTTCTTCTAGACTCTAAAAATTCATTTGCTGTAAAGAATAACATGAGTACTTGAGTTTGATCTTCAAGTCTTGATTGACCAACTTTATATATTCTGAATACTTGATCAATTACATCTTCATCATTAATTTCATCATTCTTACCAGCTGGTTGTCTGAATCTAAGTCTTAGAGATTCTTGACCGAATATTTTAGCGTTCTCTAAAAGATTGATAGAATCACCTAACATTAGATGACCTTGTAAAAAATTAGATTGTATTGATTCACTTAGAACACATTCTATCATGAGGTCTCGAACATCAAATCCTTCACCCTCATTATTTACGATTGTCAATATTTCTAACTCATAACTATCTGGCTTAGAGTTATCTATTCCTACTGCCATAACTAATCTCTAACTAATGTTCTAAATTCTTTTACAACTTTATCTATATATCTAGGTTCTATTATACGAATTAAAAACTTATCTTCATTTAAATCTCTTTCATATTGTTCATTTGAAACTGGTGTATTACTTGTAGAAACAGTTGTCTTTAAATTATTTGAATCTGTATAATGATGTACTACATCTTTTTCAGCAGCTACAGAAGTAACTGTAAAACTTTTTTCTGAATCAGCACCGACTACTGTACCTGTTGTAAATGTACCATCAACACTATTTAATATTATTCTATTAAATGTTGGATCGACTTGAGTAACAAATCCAAAAGCATTAGATGATGATTGTGAAACCTTTTCACCTAATTGAAACTTACTAGACACTTCTGTTGTATGATTAAATGAAACTATATCTGTAGATGAACTTCCAATTAAAGCAGTACCTGAATATTTTCTTTCTATGAATCTATGAAATACTGTACCTGATTTTGGCCAATCATTAAAGTCTTGTAAATTTTCATTGACTAAAAAGAAAGTCCAATATAATGTAGAGTCACCATATAATTTTGATGCTACAACATCAGGTCTTTCACCATCTGTTATTCTGTAGTAATTATATCCAGAGATACCTTCTTGTAGATAACTCCAAGTAGAAACTTTACGAAATAAATCTTTAGCACGAAAATATTTACCATCACTTTTGAAGTCATATCTTATATCAGGTATATGTTTAAAAAATCCTCTAGCCATTATATATCTCTCCCAGGACCTGCTGGAGGACCAATTTGTCTACCACCACCGACAGGAGCTCCTATCTGTCTTCCATTTCTAGAAGTCCCACTAGGTTCAGTTCTAGTTTCTTGTGCTTTCTTCTCTTTAGCTTTAGCTTCTTTTTCTTTTCTAGCCTTTTCTGATGCTTGTCGTTTTTGTTCATTAGTAGTAACTACATCACTACCCATTTCTTGACTTTGTTCACGAGCATCACTATTAACATTTAAGAATGCTGATGATCTATTTTTGTATTTGTCTCTTGTAAGTGTAGATGTTTCTGTAAAGTTTAATGTCAAACCAACAGAAGTGGGTGCACCATCAATAAATGTAGAGAATGATTGACCGTCTGTATAATTAACTTCAACACCTGTACATACTGAAACTAAAGGATAATCAATATGATCTTTGAAAGGTCCTCTGAATCTTATTGCCCACTCATTTGGAAAAGTATAAATTCTTTTATTTGCTCCGATTGTACCTGGTAAAGCTGATAGTTTGAAAGCATGAATTATTTCTTGTATTGACTGAGCATCATCTGCATTCTTAGGTCGTAAATTAAATGTATAAGAATATGTTCTAAAATTTACACCTTCAAATAATTGGAACTTTAATGGGTTAACTGTTTTACCAGCTGCTTGCATGAGTAGATCACCACCAGGAGCTCCTGCTGTTATTATATTACCTAGTTCTTCTGCACTTGTTTGAGCACCTTCTTCATTAAATATCTGTCCAACAATACCTTCTACTATTCCTTTCTCAGCTTCTTTATAAGTTACAGATACATTATCTTGTAGAGTATCAGGTACATATAAAAATATATCGTATACATCTTCACCAGAATGATCTTTAACATTTCTATCTAATGATCTAAAGTGAATATAATTTGTAAGAGGTTGACCTGTACCATCTTCTTTTCTAAATTCTTTTGGGAAAGCTAATGCTATTTTATTACTTGGTGATTCTGAACTTCTACCTTTTGAAGGATCATTAAGAATAGCTGCTCGAGCTTCTCTATTCTTTCCTTTCATATCTAATACTTCTGCTGATATTTCAGGTATATTAGATACACGAATACCTGTAAGACCTGTTAGTAAATCAGATAATCCGTCAGCTATTCTTTGATCGAACTTGTTTCCTAGTTCACCGATCTTTGAATCTATACTTTTTACATCATTGATAATATTATTAAGATCACCTTTGGCTGAACTTACATAACTTTTGGCTGTAGCTTTTACTTTTTTGAAACTCATAATTCTTGATACTCGATTGTAATATATACTTTATAGTTATTTATGTCTTATAAAGGAAAGTTTAGACCTAAGAATCCAAATAAGTATAAAGGTAATCCTACTAACATTATTTATCGTTCTTTATTAGAGAGAAGATTCATGGTGTATCTAGATAGTAATCCCTCTATATTAAAATGGTGTTCAGAAGAAATTATTATACCGTATGTATCACCGGTAGACAATCGTGTGCATAGATATTTTCCTGATTTCTATATCAAATACAAAAACAAAAACGGTATGATAGTAGAAGAACTCATTGAAGTAAAACCATTTGCTCAATGTTCACCTCCAGATCCAAATAAAAAACTGACTAAAACAGGTAGAACTTCTAAAAGATATCTCAAAGAAGTACAGACTTACATAGTAAATGATGCAAAATGGAACTCTGCTATGAAGTATTGTAAAGATAGAAAGTGGAATTGGAGAATTCTAACAGAAAAAGATATAAACGCATACTAATTGACATAAATACTTTATTAACATTATGATTTTATATCATGAAAACTAATATATAAGGAGAAAGTATGAATAAAATATTAGTATTATTAGCAACTTTTTCTATTATGTTTCTAGGAGCTTCTGAAGCAAGAGAGTATAAATCTCCTGTTCTTAGTGGTTTGTCTGGACATTATGGAATAAGTTCTGACTATATGTGGAGAGGAATATCACAATCAGATGGTAAACCCTCTGTACACGCATGTCTAGAACAAGCAGTAGGACAAGGTTTCTATGTAGCAGGATGTGCTAGTTCAGTTGACTTTAATAATGACGCTAAGGTCGAATTCGACCTCCGTGGTGGTTATAGTCTTTCAAAGGGAGATTTTAGAATGGATTTAGGATATGTTTCATATCGTTACCATGATCAAAAGTCTTTAAACTTTGAAGAAAAATATCTAGTGCTTGGGTATGGTCCAATTGATATTGGTCATGCATCAGGTGAAGATTTAGCACCAGACTATGATTGGGTAGATTTAAAACTACCATTCATTGATTTTGCTGATGTTACATTACACTATGGAGATTATGATGGTGTCAAAGACAAAAGTGTTAATATAGAATACGCTTTGTCTGACTCAATGAGTCTTGGGTTAATGGTCATGAGTAATGTTAGAGATAGTAATGTAAGTCTCGGTGATGCCGTTTCTTTACATTTTACTTCAAAATTCTAGGACAAAAAATGGCAGGGAGATTATTCGACAAACTTGAACAAGAAGCTTTTAGAGCAGGAATAGCTGCTAGAACAAAAGAGTCTATGGCTTGGTTTCAAGACCGAGTAAGTAATGTCAATGTCTCCCGAGCCGCTTTACTTAAAGACGGTCCAACAAGAGCAAGACAAGTTTATGGTAGTATGTACAACTTTCAATATGATCCTAAAACAAAACAAACACTACCTTATTACGATAGATTTCCACTAGTCATACCTGTACAACCTGCTAAGAAAGGGTTTCATGGTATGAATTTACATTATATAGCTCCAAATATCAGAGCACAGTTCTTAGATTCGTTAATGGACATAACAAATAACGATAAATATGATAGAAGTACAAAATTTAAATTAACTTATCAAATATTAAAGAGAGCAACACAATACAGATTTTTTAAACCATGTTTTAAACATTATCTATCAGAACATATTCAATCTAAATTATTATTAATTGAACCTCAAGATTGGGAGATTGCTATATTCTTACCAACTGAGTCATTTAGAAAAGTTAGTAAAGATACTGTTTGGAAAGAAAGTAGGAGTAGATTTTAATGAACATCAATAGATTTATGGCAGCTCATGTTGATCAAATGACTCGTCAAAATAAATTTGAAGTTGAGATATTCGGACCAGCTGGTATCAGAAGTAGAGGACTTAGATGTACTAATATTAACATACCAGGTAAACAAATAGTCTTTGCAGAGATGTCTGAGTATGGTGGTGGTCCTATGAGAAAACACCCAAACAAAGTTGACTATGGTGGTGGTGTTGTGACAATGACTTTCATGTGTGATCATACTTTTGAAGATAAACAAACATTCGAATTGTGGCAACAATATATTCATGATGAAGCGTATGGTTTTCAATATCAAGATGACTATACAGGTACAATTAAAATAAGACAAATGGGTCAAGATAATTTGGCTGTATATGAAGTAGAATTACACGAAGCATTTCCACAGAACATTCAAGAACAAACATTAGATGCATCAGCATCAGACATACAAACATTTACAGTTTCAGTAGCTTTTAGATCATGGTCTTCATCATTCGAAAATTCACCTTCAGGATTACTTGGTGGTCTATTTAATAAGTTCAAAAGAAAAATTAAAAGTAAAGTTAAAACAAAGGTTGAAGACAAACTATTTGGAAGACTATAAATATACATTATTATTGAGGAATAAATTATGGCATTACCTAAACTTGAGGCAGTTCGATATACTACAGAACTACCTATTACAAAAAAGAAAGCAGACTTTAGACCATTTTTGGTCAAAGAACAAAAAGTATTATTATCAGCTTTAGAAGGTGAAGATGATAAGACTATACAAAGTTCAATGTTCGATCTAATCAAAGCATGTGTTTACAATGAAGATGAACTCAAACTAGATTATCTACCATTAACAGATGTAGAATGGTTATTCGTACAAATTAGAATTAAATCAGCCGGTGAGACAGCAGACCTACTATTAGGTTGTGATTGCCATGAAGAAGCTAGAACTCAAGTTCAAGTTGATTTAAGAAATCTAACAATTCATGAAGGCAATCAAGAATCAACTATAGAAATTACAGAAGATATTGGAATAAATTTATCATATCCTAACATAATATCACTTCAAAACAGTACGGATGATATAAATAGTAATGATATATTTAATATGTTAGCAGCATGTGTTGAATCAATATATGATGGAGATGAAGTTCACACTAGAGAAGATTTCGATCAAAAAGAATTGATGGAGTTTATGGAATCATTATCTACAGAACAGTTTGAACGAATCCAAGGATTCTTTGAAGACATGCCTAGACTTGTTAATAAAGTATCTTATGAATGTAGTGAATGTGGTAAAACACAAGATAGAGAGTTACAGGGTATTTCTGATTTTTTCGGATAAGCCTCTCTCACGAAAGTTTGTATAATTACATGCAAACAAATTTCGCGATGATGCAGTATCACAATTATAGTTTAACTGAACTAGAAAATATGATACCATGGGAGAGAGAGGTCTATGTTACATTATTAATGAAACATCTTGAAGAAGAAGAAAGAAAGATGAAACAAAGACAATAAGAGGTAAAGAACATGGCAGATAGAGATAGATTCTCTGGTGATATGTCCAGAAATGAAGTTGAGATTGATCTTAATAAATTCATG